GGTTATGCAGATTACTGCAGCGTCCGGGGGAATGGCGCCTGAGCTCAATGAAGACCTCATCGCGGCGAGAATGTCTGAGCTCGAGGAAGAGTTTCTAGAGGCTGAGCGTATTATTGCTAAGGAAGCCGCAGAGAAAATGTCGGTTGAGATTCAAGATCAACTGATTGAGGCGAGCGCCGAGCAAAAGCTCAAAGAAGCAATCTTAGAAAGTACAATCTTTGGATCTGGCGCCATCAAAGCCGGCACAGTCCGCATCGATCGCGTTCAGAGTTATTCGAGAATACAAGACCCCGCAACAGGACAAACTGGATTCGCATTGTCGCAAATTGAAAAAGCGATGCCCGAGGTCGAAAGCGTTTCGATCTTTGACCTCTATGTAGATCCTTATTGCACGAGCTTAGACGATTGCGAGGGCTTGTTTCGGCGTCACGTCCTAACCAGATCCCAATTGAGAGACCTGGCGGACAGACCAGGTTTCGATGGCGACATGATTCGCTATCTAATTAAACACAACCGACAAGGCAACCATACTGAGGAAGACCACGAGAAAACGCGCCGTAGGATAGCCGGCATCAATGAATACTCTGAGTCCAGCAACCGGTTTGAGGTTATTGAATACTGGGGTGAAATTGATGGGTATGAATTGGAAGAGCATGGCGTGGATATTCCTGAAGGGACTGATCTTTCTGATTATTTTTCTTCTTGTGTTTGGTTTTCCGGCGGCAAGGTAATCAAGGTGATGCTCAACCCTATCCAGGGTTATCGAGTGCCTTATCACATTTTTCCGTATGAGCGGAGCCCTCACCAATTCTGGGGGACCGGCGTACCTCGCATGATGCGAGACAGCCAGACAACCATGAACGCGGCTACTCGAATATGGATTGATAACCTGGCGCTCAGCTCCGGGCCCATGATGGAGGTCAACACAGACCTTCTGGCTGCAGGAGAAGATCCAACTGACATACACCCCTGGCGCGTATTCCTTAGAGAGGGTGGCGATGGGTCTATGGCGGCAGTTAGGTTTTATCAACCGGTTGCAAACGCTAACGGATTAAATCAGATTGTTGAGTTGTTTCGGCGTTTTGCAGATGAAACTACATCGCTTCCGAGTTATACTCACGGGGAACAGACCCGTTCGTTAAATAAGACGGCAACGGGTATTTCGATGTTGATGGGAGCTGCCAACGTTGCGTTGAAAAGCACCATCAAGAACATCGATGATTTTTTGCTGGAACCAATGGTTTCGGCGTTGTTCCATTTCAATATGGAATTTGGCACCAACGAGAAAGCCAAGGGCGATCTCAAGGTGATTTCGAGAGGTAGCACTGCTCTCATACAAAAGGAAGTGCAATCCCAAAGACTCCTTCAATTCTTGTCTTTGGTCTCTAACCCCATGGATGCGGCACTGGTCGATCGTAACCAGCTTTTGCGTGATATCGCGCAATCGTTGGATATCGATCCTGATGAAGTAATTAAATCCGAGGAGAGGTTACAGGCTGAACAAGCACTCCAAAACCAAGCTCTCGCAGGAGCAGTCCCAGGCGGTGATATGGCTCAGCAGCCAGCCCCAATGGAACTTGGTCTTGGACCTGTTGCGTAACAGGTTACTAGACGCTAGCGACAAACTAGAGCACTCGGACGAAAAGAATTTTCGGTTTGAGCAAGGACGGATCCTAGAGCTCCGAAACATGCTCCAACTAGAGGGACAGGCGAAGTCTGTCTTGGAAAAGGCGCGGACCCCGGTAGGGCTATCCGCGATTGAGTAACGAACATCCCCTGGGGACTCGTGAGGAAAACAATATGGCAAAGGTAAATCCAGCGCAGTTGAAGGCAGAAGCTCAAGAACTGATGGATCAACTTACAAAAGCAAAGGCTGAACCCGAGGCATCGGACACTGAGCAAGAGCTAGAGGAAGTGATTCAAGAAGCACCCGAAGAACCAGAGGAGAGTGCTGAGGTTGAAGCTTCAGAGGTGAGTGAAGAGGAGTCGGACGGCGGCGATGACTCCAATGAACTGTCAGCTCTCGATGAACGAATCAAGAAAGCTGAACGAGCCATGAAAGGTGCGCAGCGGAAAATGACTCAAGCCACTCAGGAAGCTTCTGAGTTAAGGAATCAAAACGAAGCCTTACTCCAAGCCGTTTCTGAGCTAAAGGGTCAACTTGCAGAACAGGCTCGTGACAACGAGAGATTGCAACAGTTGAGGGAAGAATATCCTGACGTAGCAACACCTCTCCTGGACGAGATACAGAGACTGCAAGCAAGGGTTGATGAACATGCCGACTTGAATACGAAGAGAGAACAGGACGCAGCCAGGGCTCAGCAGGAACGCGAAATGGAAGCACATTTCGAAAGAATCCGAGCTGTACACCCAGACTTTCAGGATGTGACTAACACTTCTGATTGGGCGCTCTGGATTGAGGATCAAGATCCTGCTACCCAGCAGTGGGTGCAGAACGGAACCTCGAATGACGTGAACGCGGTCATCTCAAGATTTAAGTCAGACATGGGAATGAAAACCCCAACGCCGCAAGAGAAAACTTTGGAGCGGGCAAAAGAGGCGGCATCGCCAAAAATGCCAAAAGCTCGAAAGTCAAATATGAGTGGCGGAAAGAAATCCTGGTCGGTTGATGAGATCAAGCGAATGCCTAACGAATTATTCGAGAAGCATAAACGTGAGATTTTAGAGAGCTACAAGGAGGGAAAGATCCGCCGTTAATTTTTTGCACTCTTGTGAGGTAAATTACAATGGCATTTTCGTTTTTTTCAACAGGGGCAACATCTGAAGTAAACTTCATCCCCGAAATTTTCAGTAAATTATTGCAGTCTAAGTTTTATGCTCAGTCTGTTCTCCCAGCCATATCCAATACGGATTATGAGGGAGAGATTAGTGGTCAAGGCGACAAGGTAACGATTCGAACCGTTCCTGCCGTAACCATCAATGATTACACTGGATCCATCACTAACCAGGAACTCACCACTTCAAAGGTGGAGCTCCTCATCGATAAGGCGAAGTACTATTCGTTCAAAATTGATGATGTGCTTGGAGTTCAGGCTGACATCGATTTGCTTGAGGAAGCGTCTAACGATGCAGCCGAGGGCATGCGCGTGTCGGTCGAGACCTCTGTTTTGGCGAGCGTTGTCACGGGTGCTACCACTATCGGTTCACAGACAACCATCACTCCTTCCAACATCTTGGAAAACATCTTGGCGGCTGCCCAGGCTCTCGATGAGCTCAACATTCCAGAAGAAGGACGTTTCTACGTCATGTCTCCTGAGTTTGTTTCTGCGCTCAAGCGATCAGAGCTGCGTCAGGCGTACCTAACTGGAGATGATGAATCACCTCTCAGAAACGGTCGCGTAGGCGTTGTGGATCGATTCACGATCTACCAAAGCAACATGCTGTACACGCCTGGGTCAGGCGCTGACAGTGGTTACACCCACGTCCTAGCTGGTCACCCCAAAGCAATCTCGTTTGCGTCCCAGTTCACTAACACTGAAACGGTTCGTTTGCAGGATACATTTGGTGAAGCCGTGCGCGGTCTCAAGGTCTTCGGTTCGAAGGTCGTTGTACCCGACGCTTTGTACGTTGGTAAGTGGACCTAAGCCATAACCGGGTGGGGAGCTCTGCTCCCCCTTCCCCCTTATTTGAGGATTAAACATGGCAAGCGCTAAAACCACGAAAGACCAAATTTTCGAGGATGCGAAAGAGAATTTTGACGTGACGTTAGATCGTCGTTTGAAGCTTTCGGATCTGCAAGAGCAATACGCAAAGCTCGAGTCAGGAAAAGCTAGAAAGAGATCTGAGCCAAAAATCAGAAAGCCGAAGCGCGTGAAAAATATTTTTACGGGTAACGAGTTTGATTACAGCGAATATTTCAAAGGCGATCCCGATCTCGAAGTAATCGAATGGGAGGATTGAGATGGCGACCACTAAGGTTGTAGACATTCTGGACCGAGCGTCAATTATTCTTCAAGACAACACAAATGTTAGGTTCCCTAACGTTGAGCTCTTGAAGTTTTTCAACGACGCTCAAAAAGAGGTTGTACTGCATCGCCCGGACGCGAACATGCAGAATGCCTCCTTTACGCCCGTGGATGGCAGCAAGCAAACAATACCGACTACCGGTCTGCGTTTGATTGATGTTGTCAGAAACATAAACGGCTATGCGGTGACCCAGGTCGATCGAAAGATCCTGGATGAAACGCTTCCGAACTGGCACAACACCACCCAGGATTCGGTGAAGAAGATAGAGCATTTTATTTTCGATCCCGCGGATCCTAAGACGTTTTACGTGTACCCCAAGGCAATTGCATCTAGCGATACCCTGGAGATTATTTTCAGTGCGGCACCAGCCGAAATAGCGATCAGCAATTTTGGTAGTGACACCACAACCATCACGCTGGACGATATTTACGCTAACTGCCTGTTGGATTACATCCTGTATCGGGCGTATCAAAAAGACTCAGAGTTCGCAGGTAATGCTCAAAGATCAATGATGCACTACCAGAGCTTCGCTAACGCTTTGGGTGTTAAGGCACAGATTGATGGGGCGCTCGCGCCAACACCGTCAACGCCTGACGTGAACGTTGGACGTGCGTAATGCGGTTTGCCGACTTTACCAGCTTGGTCAGACCAGAGACTCCTGGAGCCCCTGATTTTCTGATCGAGCGTGCCGTTCGAGAGACTGCAATTGATTTTTGTAGGCGCACGGGTGTTTACATCCCAGAGCCTGAGACCATTACAGTTATCAAAGGCATCAATGAGTATGACGTTACGGTCCCCGCGGGAACCGAGCTCAATTACATCACTGATGTTTTTGCGGACCAGGTCAAACTGCAGCCCACCAGTTTCAATCTATTGTTAGAGAAACTGGGAGATGAAACGGAACAAGGCACGCCGCGCTTCTACGCACAGAGAGACAACACGTCTTTCTTCCTGGCACCAATACCTAATGACGCAGACACGTTACGTGTTTTGTACACGCTGAAACCAACCAGCACGGCTTCAAGCCTTCCTGATTCCATCGCAAAAGAACACCAGGAGACCCTTATCCAAGGATCCTTGTATCGCTTGCAGATGATGCCGAACCAGCCCTTCACCAACCCTGGCGCTGCCTCAAACAACAAAATTTTGTACGAGCGAGAGGTCGGTCGAACGGTGCGACAGGTGAAGTACGGATTTTCAGGCGGAACCTTAAAAGTGCGCTATCGGGAGTTCATCTAATGGCTTACAGCGACACTCTTAATTTTGTTGTGGGAGACACTCTCCCTGAGCTCAATTTCACGCTCAAAGATTCTAACACCGCTGCCACCGGTCAAACGCTCGACCCGGAGAACAGTAACACCTGGGCGCCAATCGATATCACTGGCGCGACCGTGAAGCTACGTGTGCGCGCAATCGGCAGCACAACGATTAATGCAGTGATCAACCCAGTAGTCACAAACGGTACTGCTGGCACATGCGCCACAGATATGCCTCTTGCTGCGTTTCCTTCTGCTGGCGTTTATGAAGGTGAAATTGAAATAAGTTTTGCGAGCGGCGGTGTACAGACCGTCGATGACCTCATCAAGTTCAAGGTGAGGGACGATTTTGACTAAGATCATTGTTTCATCCAGGGATCTACGGGCCCAGGTCTACAGAAAAGACCTGAAGGTTCGCGTGACTAACGTTGCCCTGAAGGCAGCGGAAGTTGTATTTGATCCTGACACAAAGAATCGATACTTCCGGGGTGGGCACGAGAGAAACCTTCTCGCCACTATGGTGGATGCTCCCGCCCTGGCTTTTTCCAAATCTGCAGACCAGGACTCCACTTTATTAGTGGATGCGCCGGCGAAAGGTTTTGAGCTTGGCAAAGACAATATTGTCGATATGCAGGACTCCCCTGCAATCCGGGTCGACTTCGTTCGGGCCTTCACAGACGCCTTTACCCTGGACGATAACGCCACCGTAGATGCAATCGTCAAAGATTTCTTTGGCGCCAAAACAAACGTTTTTGGTTTTTCCGACACCCAAGCATTTGGTGTAGGCAAGAACCTCACCGACTCATTCAGTAATGTTGAGGCGATCGATTCGTTAAACGTTGGTAAGGGTCTAAGCGATACGCAGTCAATGACTGAGGTTCTCTCGAGGACCGTGCAATACGCCAGGACGTTTACAGATACGTTTGTGATGGATGACGCCGCGACGGTCGATGCATTTGTAAAAGACACGAGTACTGCGAAAACAAACATCTACACCATGGGTGATGTGTTTAATCGAACGGTCGATTACAACCGAGTATTCACCGACACATACAGCCCAACCGAAGCTCATGCGGTTTCGTTTTCAAAGTCTGCATCTGATGACTCGTTCAGCATGTCTGAAAACTTGTCTCGAGCGGTTACCTACAACAGAGACTTTGCTGACTCATTCAACAACACAGAAGCAATCGATTCATTTGTTTTTGGTAAGGGTCTAGCGGATTCGCAACCCATGGCGGAAGCACACGCAAGCAGCGTGTCTCTCGCAAAGACCGATTCAACATCGATTGTTGACGCGCCAGCTCAGAGCTTCGAAACACCGAAAGCAGATTCGTTTTCGTTCAGTGATACAGACTCTCGTGTCGTTCAGTTCGTTAGAACGTTCACAGACGCATTCACCATGGATGATGCGGCAACGGTCGACGCTTTTACGAAAGATTACAGCGGCGACAAGAGCAACATCTTCACCTTTGCAGATTCCGAGGCGATCACCTTTGCGAAAGCTTTGGTGGACGCTTTTGCGCCCACCGACGATCCAGACCTGGAGGTCGGTAAGGGCTTATCAGATTCAGTGACGGTAACTGAGAACTTCAGTTTCGCACTGTTCAGCAACGCAGCGCTTAACGCTGCACAACTCAACCTAAGTCCATTTAACGAATAGAGGAAGCGCTCATGAAGATTCAATCAGATATGGAAATGAAAGGTCGGTTGACCATCCAGGTCAATGACCAAGTAGTTCAAGAAGTAGACAACCTAGTTGTCACCACCGGTAAGGGCTATGTGGCTAGTCGCATGAAAGATGCAACGGCTACGGCTATGTCTCATATGGCAATCGGGACCAGCACAACTGCTGCCGCGGCTTCACAGACCGCACTGGGCTCAGAGTCAGCTCGAGTCGCTTTGACCAGCACAACGGTCAGCGGTGCGGATGTGACCTACGTTGCAACCTTCCCAGCCGGGACAGGCACTGCTGCGATTACAGAGGCTGCGATTCTGAACGCGAGCTCAGGCGGC